TTGGTCCGTGTACCCCGAATACTTTTCCAATATCCATGTACCGTGGTTCCCGGATCAGGGAGCTTGTCGCTTCAGGCTTGGCGCTTGAAGCTTGCTACTCTGGGCTTGAAGCTTGTCGCTTGGCGTTTCAAGAGCTTGGTGCTTGAGGCTTGCTGCTTGAAGCTTCCTAAATATAGGAGCTTGAGACTTTCTAACTAAAGCTGGCTGCTTCTTCGGGTCATGACGCACGCACCAGCCGGTGCCGTTCTTAAAAAAATCCATGCTAGTGTTTACCATAACTAATATTTGGAATCTCTTTATTCCAGCAAGCGCGGCAATCTAAACATTTCCCGCCCTGGCTTCCTGATGGGCAGGTCTCGGATCCATCGGTTACGACTGTTGAAGTATGGGCCCACGCCTTAGGCGCTGCGCCGTCAACCTTAGCTCCGGACAATCTAATAATCATATTGTCAGGGACCATTGCAGGGTCTGGAAGATAAGGCCGTTCTTGTGTTGGCATCCAGTGCTTAGTGTCAGGCGTTAACCTGGCCACCTCTAAAATTTTCGCCATGTGTTCGTGTGACTGTACATCTCCAGCGTCGTGCCATCTGAAGACCTTCATCCGCTTAACCTGCGCAACCATAGCGTCAACCCATAACGGATTAGTCAGTGAGTCAAGCCTCCTGTATTGCGCTGCTTTGATAGCTGGATATCTTGTGTAGTTACCCTTCAGGGCATAACAACCATGACATGGTGAGTTCTTAACCTTCCTGAGCTTCGCTCCTGTTTGGCATTCCCACGCTGGAAGAGAGTAGCTCTTCCCTGGCATCTTAGACGTGCCGGTTAATGAGTCTGTAATTTTTACCGCTTCTTTTACTAACATATTTCTTTCTCCTGTATTTTATAGGATACTATATCCTTATAATTTAATCTTGTCAAGCTTGCTGCTTGACGCTTGCAGCTTGCCGCTTGCTTCTTATAACTTGGTCCTTGGTCCCTGAGCCAACGCCAGTGTTGCACGTAGACGCGGGCCATTGCTGGCCCCGGTTGCCTACTCACTGTCTTTCTGTCTTTGTCTCGCAGCTGAAGCTTCTTGGTCAGCTTTTACTAGTCTCAAGATCTCTTCTATAGCATTAGCTATTCTTCTTAAACTTCCTGAGTTTGCATCGTCTTCTATATTTTTTGTCATTTATTTCTCCTGTATTTGTTAATATACTCATCCTACATGATCCCTGAACCATTGTCAAGCGTTGCTTGCTGCTTGAAGCTTGGGGCTTTTATTAGCAGGACCTCTTCACACCCCGCTCGCATGTGGCTTTGGGCACTAATAGGTCCAGCAAATAATAGCTAGTGAGGCCGGGCAATTCGAGAAAGTAAACAACCTAAATCTCTACAAACCCTAGAAACCATTTAACATTAGTCAAATGCCCACTAGCTATAAAATACCTCTCCAATATAACATAGGAGATATATTAAGCAATAACTTTATTAAAATAAACTTCTTGACATTAGTAGGATTATCCTATACACTTGGACGGTGGCTGGGGATGGTGGTATATATAGTAAACAATACAACTCCAGGTTGTGCTAATTTTTGCCTTAAAATAGCCTTATTTCAATGATAGGATAATCCCATATCAACTTAACCAAAGGAAATATGCCAGAAAAAAGACTATCACTAAATAGTGAAAAACGTAAAGCTATTGCTGACGTGTTCCAAGATCACTTTGAACTTAACAGTTCAAAGTATGGACTGCACAAAAAATCAATAGCTGATTATAATACTGCTAGAACAAAGATGAAAGTTTTAGCTGAAACAGTTGTTAGACATCATCAACCACAAGAAGATGTAGATACAATTAGAAGTATGATTGCTAAATACAATTCAAGTGGTGGACAATTATATAATGATAATTGTTTTTACTTTACTGCACCACCAAGAATGGAAACAGATAGTGATGGAAGTAAGAGAGAAGTTGTTGATGAGGAACACGTCAAGTTTGAGTTAGGAGATGAGTTTGCAAGGTCTTATTATAGAGATGAGATTAAAGCAAAAGGTCTAAACCCAGACTTTCATGTTGCAATCAATGGCAACTACGACAAGAGAAGTCCAAGCTATTATACTATGGAAAGCCAAGTTAATAAATTTACAGGGCATGAGAATAGTAGCAACGATAATAAAACTGAGATGTCATACAAAGATGAGTGGGAAAAAGATTTCCAACTTACAACAATCGGTTCATCTTATTGTCATAGTAGAATGTTTGCAGTTGACCAAGAAACTTTTGAAACTTTCAAAATGTATAACAGTTTGAGAGAGCAAGTTAAATTAACACACCAACAATTATTTAGTCATGTCAATGGTAAGATGGAAAAACTAAAACTTGGTTTAAAATCTTATAGATACTTTGACCAAGCTAAAGACTTAGCTGATAAATTAGGTGTTGCACTTAATGATGGTATATTAAATGAAAGTTCATCAATGGCACTTTCAGTTTATAGTCCGACAAATTTAGCTGATCTTTTAACTGATAAGGTTGAGCAAACTAGAGAGGAAAAAATTGCTATTGCAAGATCAATAATGCAACAAGCCACAGTAAATTAAACACTTGACAACTATGGGATAGTCCTATAAGATTATCCCATAACAAACATACAGGAGAAATAACATGGAAAACAACAAATACTGGTGGAACTACTCAATCGAGGAACTAGAACAAATGGCCGACAAAGATGGTAAAATTACCAAAGAGGCTGTGAAGAAGTTTAACAAAGAAATGACAGAGGACAACGAACAAGAACATCAATATTAACAGTTGACAACCTATCCTATCAATGATAGGATAGGTTATAACAAACATACAGGAGAAATAACATGGAACTAAACAAACAATTCAAGATTACTTACTACGCAAAAAAACATGGTAAGCACATAACAAGAGATGCAAAGTGGACTGACATGTGTAGATATTGGACTAGCAAAGTTGGAGATAGTTTAATAACTTACTTTGATATGGAAAAAATGCAATACAGAACTGCCAAAACATCTTGGACAATAAGAACAATGGAAACGAGGTACTAATGGTAATCGAGGGTTGGCTATTTTTCGCCATGATCTTAGTATTAATTGTTGTAGGATTAAAACTTGCCAGATCAACACAAGATTATGTTGATGAGCAAAATGAAAGAATAAGACAAGACCAAAAATGGAGAGATAAATAATGACACAATTAAATGAAGAACACTTTGAATTGCACAGTAAAAACAAAGCTGAGAGATATGAACGACAGAAGATCAAATTTTTAGAGGATAGAATTAAGACTCTAGAAACTGCAATTGAAAGCCATGCTAAAATCTTGGCTAGGTTTCAAATGACCGAAAACAAGGAGTATGACTTTTTTGATTCTCCACCGACATTTGTTGAAGTGGGAGATAAATCATGAGTAATTTTGTTTGGTGTCATGGACCAAGTTGCCATACCTCTCACACGCAAGATAGAATAAGAGGTGTCAAGGGTAGCAAGGTCCTAAGAACTAAGAAAGTTGCACAACACCAATACAATAGTGGAGAGAGAACAAGTATGTATTCTTATTTCTGTAGTCAAGGTTGTTACAATGATTTTGCTAATACATATATAAGAGAGGTCATTGCATTACACCCAAGGACCGAGGCTCTTGAAACACCCATTGAAGTGACTAGGACTCCATCAACAGATTGGGGTGGCAGACCATGTATAGACACTACGATAAGAACAGTTGACAATGTATAAAGGATAGTGTAGGATAAGATATAACAAACATACAGGAGAACACATGGACCTCGACAGAATGATCAAAGCAACTAACCCTTACTCTAACCAGTCAACGATGTTAACACCAACAGAACACAAGTTATACATTGAGATCAAGACAGCTGAGTTTGATGAGGATTATAATACAATGCAAAAGAAATTGTCTAAGTTCAGTAGACTGAATGCAGCAGCGTTCATGGTACTACTAGACTAACCGAGTACCAACTGTGTGGTCCTGTAGGACCACACTCAACACGCACAGGTTGAATTTTTTTTTACACACTACATTAAATATATAATCAATAGAGGTACCAGACGCGATCCGAAAAATCGCGCCCGCTCAGTAATCGATCCCCTTTATATTAAAAAGGGGTCCCACTACTTCAGGTTGTATTGCTTGATTTAGACAGTTAAGGGGTGTATAAAACTTCTCCACTGCTATAAAGGTGCAAAAAATTATAAAAAATTTTATATGGATTTAAATAACTTAGATATAAGCCGATTACCCACTGACGTTAGAAAACAATTCAAGCAACTTAGATTACTCCACACTGAAAAAAAGATTCAAAGCAAAGCACAAGATGACTTTATGTCCTTTGTTAAGTGTGTTTGGCCCGAGTTCATTGAAGGTGCACACCATAGAATTATTGCGCAAAAATTTAATGATCTTGCAACTGGTAAAATTAATAGACTAATAGTGAATATGCCACCTAGACATACTAAGTCTGAGTTTGCATCATTTCTGTTACCCGCCTGGATGGTGGGCCGTGATCCAAAGCTCAAGATTATACAGGTCACTCACACCGGCGAACTTGCAGTAAGATTCGGTCGTAAGGCAAAACACTTAATTGACAGTGAAGAATATTCTAAAATTTTCAAAACGACGTTACAGGAAGATAGCAAAGCCGCTGGGAGGTGGGAAACAGCACAAGGCGGCGAATATTTCGCTGCGGGTGTCGGCGGGGCAATCACCGGACGGGGTGCTGACTTATTAATCATTGATGACCCTCACTCGGAGCAAGATGCGATGTCAAAAGACGCATTTGATAATGCTTACGAATGGTACACATCAGGTCCACGTCAAAGACTTCAACCTGGAGCAAAAATTGTGCTCGTTATGACCAGATGGAGTAAAAAAGATCTAACAGGAATTTTAATGAAGAACCAAGGCAAAGTTAAAGGAGATAAATGGGACATTGTCGAGTTTCCAGCAATCATGGACCACGGACCAGGAGAAGGAAAACCAGTT